ATGTTTGATAATGTACACCAGGATTTATCCCAGATAGCTTGGAGACTGGGAAAAGAGAACGAAGGGGATAAAGATGAAGCGACGCTGTAATATTTGCTTACGCAGTATAGATCATAGGCGCACTAATAGGTTTAATGATGACTTAACAATTTGTTATGAATGCCAAAAAGTTATCAAGAACCTGTAAGCTTTCTTGTCCTTGCTGTGGTTTTGTTTCAATCATTAAATGTAAAGCATGTGGACCCAAACTTTAGCTTTACAACCAATTTCCGTTTAAGACAAGTGAAGGACTAGGGGAGCAGGTGGGGTAGCATAGGGTATAAAAAGCGAGTTTGGGGCGTAGAAAGGCGTTGCAGGGGCGTTATTTGGCGTTTCAGAGCCTAGTCAAACCCAAACTTGCCGTGTACCAGTTTCGTAACTTTTGTTTTGTCCTGGTTATCTGCAGCTTTTTGGATAACTGGGATCAGCTTGGACGCTGCCGCTTGGACATACCAGGGCTGATCCTTTAATTCTTCAGTCATACTATGCAACAACGAAAGCTGAGAGCCTTCCTCCGTCTTGCCCAATTCCTTGGCAGCATTCCCCATAGCACCGTTCCAAAAATCTATCGCTGCCTTTCTACCCTGAGGGATCATGAATTCCTCGAAGTCGACCAGGGCTTGCTCTCTGATTTGGTTAGTGATCACTCCCAGGCTAGCTAACAAAGTTTCGTTTGACTCCTCCGATAACAACCAGGACTCAATCTTTTTTTGAGTTCTTAGCGGAATCCAGTAAGTATAAATCAACAAGTAAAGCCCAAAGCTCAATACCCAAACAAGTGCGAATAATTCGTCTGTCATTGTTCACCAAAAAAACCCTTCAATATTTTAGTTACTCCAATAGGAATTCCAGCGGGACCAGCTGCAACATAATAATACCAGGGTAACTCCTCAAATTTTTCAGCAGCTTGTTTTAGCATATTACTTGCTTGGTCAACTAAAGGGATCATCTCATCTGCAGCAACAAAATAAGCCCCAAGATTTATTCCAGGGGGCAAATTCAAATCTACTGTAGGTGTAAGTTCTGCAGCTGCGATAATATAACTCAGTTTCTTGGCTGTATCATTCACAGTGGTCAACATATACCAGGCGAAAGCAGTTATCACAGGTGTAAATCCCGCAATAACGTTGCTGAGAGCTACAGTATCAATAGATTTATCCAAACCATTTTTCTTAAAATGTTTCCAGGCTAAAGTCAACCCGATCATTACAATGTACGGTAGATATTTTTTTACCTGGTCAAACTGATCTTTAATCTGTTCAATCTGCTCTGGATCTAATTCGTCAAGTGGTATACCAGTATCAAAAGGACCACCTGCACCACCCCATTCTTCAGCAGTAACGACCATTAACCAACTTGCCTTATTCCTTCAAGGATAGCTACTGCCAGGAGCAAGAACCTAACCAGGAGCTGTTCCCAGTTGTAATCTTCGTATGGCATTAATCCCTGGATCTATAGATACTCCCAGTTATATTGATACCAACTATTGATGCAGTCGTACTGTTCACTTTATCAATAAAGGCTTCAATTTGTGTATAGGGTGGAATGATCAAAGGGAACACAAGATTACCACGACCTTCCTGGAGTATACTAATCCAAGCAAGCACCTGGGTACCGTTCATTTTCACGTAATAGTTAACATCATCATTGTCCGGTGTACTACGCCAAAAAACAAAATCTACTTCGCTGGAGTAATTACCTGTTGTAAACGATAAGAGCCTATGTTCATCTAAATCGGTTACGGATAAACCTCCTGAATAAGCGTAGCAATTATCTCCTACCAGTTCGAGTGCCTCTGCGCTTCCAGTGAAACTTCCGCCTACTGGATTACCTGCACCGCCTATGATAGCCATGAGGTTCCTAAGCTGCGTAAGTTATAGAAATACTTAGATCACAGGTTTCGCTAGTCGTGCAACTGGCACTGAAGTCGATCTGATTACCTGGTATAATATCGAAAAGTCCTGCAGAATTCTCAATAACTACCGGTTGACCATCGTTTCCACCTAGTGGTCCTGCAGCTTGAACACTCCAACCTGGTCCACTGAAGATTTGTTGTACACTAACCCCATCTCCGGCAAATTTGAAAATAGAAATTCCATCTGTTGCCGAATCTTGCTGAGGTGTTGCACTCAAAGAGATCCTTACGACTCTGTTCATCCCTTCTGGATTCGTTGTGCTTTGAGTTGATCCCATTAATTGCGACATTGCAACAAAAGTACCAGCTGTCAAAGATTGTCCTGCTAAGCTATATGTTCGTGTTTGTAGTCCTGACATGTTTTATCTCCTTTTTATATTCTGAAATACATTTTGGTTCCACCAAGCTTTGTGGTAGGAAACCATTTTCGTATTAGTCCACCTGCAGTAGCAACAACTATTGCACTGCTTAGAACTTTTTTACCATCTGTTGATCCGACCAGGTTAACGGCATTACTCGAAAGTTTACCAAATGCTGAAGATAAGTTACTGTCTAAAACATCCTTGATCACACTAGGAGTCGTGAATGATATTCCAGTTATTCCGACATCCTTTCCTGCGTTAAGGTATTGTGCTACGCTTAGTCCTGCAGCCATTCCAGTTACGGACGGATGGGGCATTGCTGGTCTTTTGTATCTTGCCATATTCTTTCTCCTTGGGTTGCTCCTGGGGGAAGGTCTTGGGTTGCGTTTGCGCCCCGTAGACCGACGAGTTAACGAGGAACGGTAAGACTTTTCAGAGATTAACTTCCCATCTCTAAAGAACATTTTGCGCCCACTAGCACCTTTTCGAGTGTAGAGACCTTTCCCCTTCGGCATATCAATTAATGTTTAATCCATTATATAACCTTTTTGCACTAGCAGAAGTTATCTTTTTATAATAGTGCGCAATCTAAACTAACATGGCCGACAAACCAGAAGACCTAAAATATAGCCTGGGCACGCCTTCGTTAATGCGTGGCCTTGAGAAAGGACAGGAAGCAGAAGTCAAATTCCTAACTGATCCAAAGCCTGTGGAAACAGAGCACGGTAGTAAGTTTGACATTCAGGTACAATTACTATCTCATCCTCATCCTGACTATTCTTCTCTTGATAAGAAAGGGAAGCATTTGACCTGGCGTACTAACTGCCATGTCGTAAGAGTTACCATAATGGATCTCTTTACTAATGAAGTAATAGACTTTCAGAAGGACTGGTACGAGCTTACCTGGACAATCTCCTGCAGAGAGGACGGGAACATATGGGTGGAAGCATGATCGACGAAGATGAAATTTATCAGGTAATGTGTAATATTACAGATATTAAAATGCATCTAAAGAAACACTTTGATCTGTGGGGAGAGAATCAACCTTGGCATATGTTTGATAATGTACACCAGGATTTATCCCAGATAGCTTGGAGACTGGGAAAAGAGAACGAAGGGGATAAAGATGAAGCGACGCTGTAATATTTGCTTACGCAGTATAGATCATAGGCGCACTAATAGGTTTAATGATGACTT